CAGCAGCAAACGTTATTTCTGAAATGGGTAGAGTTGTAGATTTAATTCCTGCGTCACTTTACGGAAACGAAGGATTGAGATTGTATGTTTCTCAAAAAATTGCTAAATTGTACGTTCGTGCATTGGGTGGTTTTGGTGCTTCAGGTTTAGGAGCAAACGGAGTTAACGCACAGGGTACACAATGGTTTACAAACGGTTCACTTTCATTTGACGGTATTCCTGTTTTTATGGCTAACGGACTTGGTGCTGACAATATGATTGCAACAACAGTAGATAACTTGTATTTCGGTTGTGGTTTATTAAACGACCAAAACGAAGTTAAAGTAATTGATATGGCTGATATTGACGGTTCGCAAAATGTACGTATAGTTTTACGTTACAACGCAGGTGTTGAAATTGGTTTTGCTTCAGACGCAGTAACTTACGGAGCGTAACATTAAATAAAAAGCGGAGCGTAAAAGTTCCGCTTTATTTTATTCACATTTAAAAACAAAAACGAAATGGCGTGTACACTCACAGCGGGAAGACCCGAGAGATGCAAAGAATTTGTAGGCGGTATAAAATCTATTTATTTTATTCCTTACGGTTCAATGACAAATATTACTTATGACACTGCAACAGCAGGAGAAGAAGACCAAATATTAACGGTTACAGGTGTAACTGCACTTTTTAAATATGATTTAAAAGGCGCAAATTCTTTTGAACAAACACTTACAAGTTCACGTGAAAACGGAACAACTTTTGCAGAACAAACTTTGACTTTTACAGTTAAAGGACAAGACGTTAAAACTACAAAAGAATTAAAATTACTTGCATACGGACGACCACACGTAGTTATTAGAACAAATGCTAATACTTTTTATTTAGCAGGTTTAGAACACGGAATGGACGTAACAACAGGGCTTATTTCAAATGGTACGCAGATGGGTGACCTTAATGGTTACACTTTTACGATGGTTGGGGCAGAATCAATACCCGCCAATAATTTGGCTGTTACTTCACCTTTTGCAGATACTGGACTTGCACCGGGAATATTTACTGGGGCTACAGTTAATACAGGAACTGTAATATAATAATTAAAAAATTATTTTTAAAGCCGTTCGTAAGTTCGGCTTTTTTTTTGTCTTAAAAATTGAACAAAAACACGAATATTTAATTATAACTATATGATAGTATTAACACCTTCTACATCACCGCAGACGTTTAGTTTTATTCCACGAGACAATACGTTTAACGTTATGGAAATAACAGACGAACAAACCAATGAAACAATTCCAGTTGCAATTACATCAAGTACAGCAGGAGCTTATGTTTCTACAATTACAGCAACTTTTGATTCATCTTCTTTACAATTAATAGAAGGACATACATATCTTTTAGAATTAAGAGATGTATTAAACGAAATAATTTACAAGGACAAAATATTTTGCACAGCACAAAGTTTAGTTACATTCTCGGTTAACAATAATCAATATGTAAGTAATTCCACAACAAATGATTTTATAGTTTATGAGTAATATACACGTTTTAAATTTGTCGGCTTATACGTCTCCAGTAGTATCGGAAAGTAAACGAGAAAATTGGGTTGACTTTTTAACCGAAGAAGGCGACCAATACTTTCAATTCTTAATTGAGAGATATAGTAATTCAACAACGAACAACGCTATTATAAACAACGTAGCACGTTTAATTTACGGAAAAGGTCTTGGAGCATTAGACGCTAACAAAAAGCCGAATGAGTACGCACAAATGATGAGCTTGTTTCACAAAGAAGACGTGCGTAAAATGGTTTTAGACCGTAAAATGTTTGGACAATTTGCAGTACAAGTTCACTACAACGACAAGCACGACAAAATATTAAAAGCATATCATATTCCTGTTAATTTATTACGAGCTGAAAAATGCGATAAAGACGGAAACATAACAGGTTATTATTACAGCGACAATTGGGACGATACAAAGAAATATGCACCAATTAGATTTAACGCTTTTGGATATTCAAAAGACAAAATAGAAATATTATTTTCTAAACCTTATTCGGTTGGCATGAAATATTACGCATATCCTGACTATCAAGGGGCGTTACCTTATACACTACTTGAAGAAGAAATTGCCGACTATTTAATTAACGAAGTTCAAAACGGATTTAGCGGAACAAAAGTTGTAAACTTTAACAACGGAGTTCCAACAGACGAACAACAACAAATTATATCAAACAAGGTTTTAAGCAAATTAACAGGAAGTCGTGGACAAAAAGTTATTGTAGCATTTAATAACAACGCAGAAAGCAAAACAACAGTTGAAGACATACCTTTAAATGACGCTCCAGAACACTATACATATTTGAGCGAAGAATGTTTACGCAAAATTATGTTAGGACACAACGTTACTTCGCCTTTATTATTTGGAGTTGCTTCAACAAATGGATTTTCAAGTAACGCAGACGAATTAAAAAATAGTTCGGTACTTTTTGACAATATGGTTATACGACCATTCCAAGAAGAACTACTTGATGCTTTTGATAGCATTTTAGCATACAACGGAGTTGCATTAAAGTTATTCTTTAAGACTTTACAACCTTTGGAATTTACGGACTTGGAAAACACGCAAACAGAAGAACAAGTTGCAGAAGAAACAGGAACGGAATTAAGCGCACATACAAACGCTTTAATTGATTTAGGCGAAGAACCACAAGACAATTGGGTGCTTATAGACGAAAAAGAAGTTGATTACGAAAATGACGATAAAGAAAACGAATTATTGAGTAGTGAACCAAAACAAAGTTTATTAAGTAAAATTGTAAACTTGGTAAGTACAGGTGAAGCAAGACCAAACATAACAAGCGCACAAGACAAAGTAATTAAACAAATGAAGTTTATTGTTCGCTACAAATATGTAGGCGCAATAGATGAAAAAACAAGACCTTTTTGTACTCAAATGATTAACGCAAATAAAGTTTATCGTAAAGAAGATATTGTTGCTATGAAGGATATTGCAGTAAATGAAGGATGGGGACCAAAAGGAGCGCCAACTTACGATATTTTTCTTTACAAAGGCGGTGGAAATTGCTATCACCGTTGGAATAAACAAGTTTATGTTGTTCCTTTAGGCAAGGGAATAAATATAAATGATGCAAAAAAAATAGGACAATTAAAAGCCGCAATAAGTGGTTACATAGTTACCAATCCAGAACTTGTTGCAAAACGTCCTGTTGATATGGATAATTATGGTTTTTTACCAAGCAACCCACAACCACCAAGAACAATTACACGATAATGGCAGAAGCACTTTTAGTTACACGACAAGACCTTGTAAAATTTACTTCGTTAAACGGAAACGTAGATACGGATAATTTTATTCAATATATAAAGATTGCACAAGATACAGACTTGCAAAATTTCACTGGTACAAAGCTACTGAACAAGATAAAAGCGGACATCATAGCAAATACGTTAAGCGGAAATTATTTAACGCTTACAACGACTTATTTAAAGCCGATGCTTATTCATTTAGCTATGAAATATTATTTGCCGTTTGCTTGTTACACGATATCAAACAAAGGAGTTTACAAACACAATTCCGAGAATAGCACGAGCGTAGAAAAAAACGAAATAGATTTTTTAATTGAAAAGGAAACGCAAATAGCACAACACTACACACAACGTTTTATTGATTACATAAGCAACAACAATAATTTGTTTCCTGAATACAACACGAATAGCAATAGTGATATGTTTCCAGACACAAACAACAATTATACTGGATGGTACATTTAAGAACATACAAACCAAAAGAAGTCAATATTGTAAAATTAAAGACTTATTTAAAAAAATTAGAAAATGGCAAATAGTAACGGTTGGGGCGATGGTGCTTCAAACAATAATATAGGTTGGGGACAAGGAGCAATAAATAATATTGGTTGGGGTAAATCGCATTTAGTATCTTATGCAGGTTTAACTGATATTGTAGGTTCGCCTATTCCGTCTTTGGTTAGTGCATTTGAATTACGAGTTGTTACGGATGGCGGTACAATGGAAGCCAATTCTTGCTTAAACACGGAATTAACATTTTTAAATAGTCAAGTATGAGTTTATTAGACACGGCAAGTTTAATACTAACGCCAAACGGTTATAAGGCAGACAAGTTGTATAGCGTAAAACCTACGGATGCAAGTGGCGATATGGTTGTTACAAGAAACACTACTGCTACAAGGGTAAATAGTGCAGGACTTATAGAAAGTGTTGCTATCAATGTACCACGTTTAGACTATCCACCATTAGGTGGTTGTCCAAGAATATTAGTTGAGCCACAGAGAAAGAATGAATTATTTG